ACTATCTTCTTTGCCATTAGATTTCTTGAATAAGATTGATGTTCCAATCCGCGCCATCCCATTGGATAGCTACGCGGAAATTGTCTCCTGATGATGGTGTGCCAAGGTCTGCCTGAGTATAATCGCCAATCCCCTTGAGCAAATTCTCTACTCCGCGAAAGTTCCGTGAATTGCTGCCGGTCTGCGATCCTGTCGCAAACTCCTTGGAAGGCTTGTCAAACCCATTCCGGAGATCAGGCCATCTGTCATTGTTATCGTCTTTCGCGTCCCATCCACCACCAGTCTTGCCGGTCTGTGCCGTGAATTGACTGCCTGTCTTCAGCTTCAGGAACTCACATTGCACCAATTCAGAACCTCCGACCGGGTAGTCTGTGATTTTATTCAGCCTGAAATACTGCCCATCAAAAAAGTATAGGTCACGGAATGACCATTTAGCCCATTGTGCCGGAGTGACATAGACCATGCATCGCACTATCTTGCTATTCCGGTCGGTGATCTCATTGATGTATTTCCTCCAATTCCGATTATAGAGATTGTTATTCGTGTATGTGATGCCTGCCGGAAGATTGATGTATTGCGGCATTCCGAAGTTCAAGTCTCTGGTCGGGCTAAATGGGTCATCCAGATGGCCTGCATGAGGATATCCATTCTCAATCAGTTCTGGATTGTGTGTAGAATATGGCGATGTAAACACATAGTCGGCCAATGTCCACTTCACATTGGTGATTTTCCCGCTCCAATAGAGCATCCTGATTTCTCCGGCTGTCTTGTCTTCCGATGCCATCGATGCAATCAGGTATTGACCTCCGGCATGGATGTATGGTGTAGATGCAATCTTGGTTTCAATCTTGCGCTCCTGAGTGATGAATTCATTGTCTACGATTATCCTGGTCTCTCCATATACCTTGCCGGTCGCTTTCGCATAGTCTTCAGAATCAATGTCCTTTCCTTGAGTCATTGTGAAGATGTACGGATTGCCATCCAATTCTCCCATGGGAATAATCTCCATTGGCTGCGACCGGTCAATCAATGTAGTCAAATCATGCACTACATCAGTCCTGTAGAATTCCGAGTATGGGGCAATGTATAGCTGTCCTGTGAGATCGGTCGGCTCAATGAAGAGATTATCCATCTTGATCAGATCGGAGATGAATCGGTCTTGAGTGACCTCACTTGCGCTAAATAGGCTGTTGAAATCCAATGTCATTCCAACACCGGTCACCGATTGCAGCCCTTCAATCTCTACTATGCTATTGGTCTTGACTGTTACCGTGAATGGGTCTGGAATTGTAGATGCTATACTGTTGCTGAAATCGTATACATTCTTGACAATGAGCTGTATTTCAGATCCTGATGCCGCTGTGCCAAGGTAGATGAATGAATTGATATCGAAGTTAGCACCGGTCAGCGGCTGATTGGTAGCGAATGCCGTGAAGAACCCGCGCTGCCTTCCTGCCACCAAAACTTGAAAGTCAATGGCAAGGACAGTGTAGGTAGTCGCGCTCAATCCGGTCACACTGACATCCAGGTCATACTTGGCCGAGAATTCTACTCCGCTGTTGGGGATGGAATACTTACCATTGACTGTGCTGTAATTGCTCCCATTGTCATAATAGCCTGTGCTGCTGTCATCATTGAAGATGACTGTGCCACCGACAGCCACTGTTGCATTGCTGCTCCTTCGCGCCCTGAGTGCGAATGTTGTCAATGTAGCTTCCGATATCTCCGGCTGCTTGGTAAATGGAACTACCCGGTCTTTGAATTCATCGGAATTGAAGAATGAATCTGATGTGTAGCTGTATCCGGCTTCTGTCATTATCCGGTCCACGATGTATTTGGCGTAGATGCAAGGTGTGAGGTCTGTCGCTCCCCATGCATTGAATGGCTTGTCATCGCGTCCCTTGTCAATCATCGCATATACATAGCCATCGGCTGCATTGTGATTCCAAGAATTCTTGATTGCCGTCCTGGTCAATGTGTGATTCAGACCGGAAAGGTCAATCTCGCTCATCCTCTTGTTGCGGATTTTCGCGAAGAAGTCCGCTGCCACACCATGCACACTTACCTCATACTCTATCTCTCCCTTCCGGATGATGGCGATATTGAGCAGCCTTACGAATCCGCGAATCTGCTCCACTTCATCTACTGTGATTCGCGCTGCTGCCTTCTTGTTGGGATTGAAATCCGGAGCGAATTGACTGCCGCTGTTCAGCTGCTCTTGGTTGATGTCGAAGATGTGACCGAAGATCTTGTTATTGTTCGATGTGCCTGGAATGCGGAAGGTCTTGCTCCAATCGGATGACCTCTTCTCCGGTTCGCGGATATCGGCAATCTCCCTGGTGATCAGCAAATCCTCATTCGCCATCAGGTCAATCTGGCGATTCTCAATAAATACCTGCATCATAGCCGCTGCCTCCGGTCCTTCAATGCTCTTTGAATCGTAACTGAGTATTGCACCAATCCATCACGATTGTATTTCCTTTCAAATTCAGCCCCGATGACAGTCACTTTTTCCAGAGCAGAGAAGCTACCCATGTACACCATAGGAGAGAATTGCAATTGCTCTATGAATTCCGCTTCGCTGTCGGTCAGGAAATCAGTGTTCAGAACCCATTGCTCTGTGAGCATCGTGTTGTAATTCGTGACTCCTCCTCTGCGATTGGAATAAGCATAGCTGCCTGTGCTGTATTGGAAAGAATCCTGCTCGTAGGTCTTTTTATCAGCATTCAATGTCCTGATGGTTCGCTTCCGGAAGGTATAGCTGTCGTATCCTCCCAATGTGTTCAGGAAGTGAAGTGTGACCGGATCATATTTGGAACATTCTTCCACCAGGTTAAATCGCAGAGTCTCGCTTGCCTTCCCTGCGTATCCGGATGGATAGCATTGTAGAGTATAGTAGGCAGGCACACTGCTGCCCAAGGTAAACCCGATGTTGTCGAATTCGCAGTCTATCGCCAACAGCCTGGAGCGATAGTCGGCATAGGTGTGAGTCTTCAGCTCCGTATCAATCAGAGTGCCTGCCGCTGTGTATGCCTTAAATTCGAAGACCTTGTTTGCCGTATCCGTTCCAAACAATGCAGTCACCGAATGCTGCTCTGCTGCCTGGACAGTCCTTGGCCGGATATCGGTCAGGAACTTTGCTCCGGCTGTGCCTCCGGAAGCAGTCAGATAGTCTGCCACATTGAATGAATTCCATTCGGAGATTGGAAGACAGGCATCCCAAGAATACTTGGAAGAAGTGTTGACCACTCCGGTGGATTCGGTGATGACTCCGCTGCCGGATTCGTATCCGAACTTACCGCGCCATTCCACTATCCTTGGCTGCTTGGAAATTCCGGCTGATGGCGGTTCAAAATCATTCCCAACATAGGAAGCTATGATTTCAGTGATATTGAAGACTGCCTCATTCTGGCTGCTTCCGTACCTGATTGGTGCTTTGAGTTTTGCCTGAATCGTGCCGTCTACCTCTACCTCGCAGAGATAGCGGAAATTGGCTGCTCCGGTGATGGCTGTGTTGGATTCGCGAACCACGAAGGACAGCGGATTGAATGCAGCCGAATACTCCGATGGCTGCTGCTCTAATGTGTAGGCCATTACTAATAATGTACCATGGCCGGAATCGTTCCCAAAAGCAAAAGGGAAGATTGCTCTTCCCTCTGCCGTCAACCCTTTGTTTCATGCGGCACAAATTACTCACTAATCCGCTCCGGAGATCTCCTCCGGCAGCATTCGGGGCGGTTTGTGGTCGGGGCTGGACTCGAACCAGTTGCACTTACTGTGCGTTTACCCTTACGCCACCCGACCATTTGCCGTCTTTCCGGCTGTCAAGCTCCCTCCTCCGGGGCTAATCCTTTACGTGTGAAATATTCCACAACCCTCTTGCAGAAAGATTCAACCCTTACACTTTCCGCTGTCAGTGGCTGTCCCGGCAATCTGTTGAATCCGTCGCAGTTTTCCCACAACATCTCACACACCTTCTCTTGCAATACGGTTTGCAGAATCTTGTGAAAGTCTGGTTTTTGTTTTCCCATAATCAGGCCCCCTCTTCCGGGGCTAATATCTCACGCGATTTCACTGCCTGCTCAAACCCATCCACAACCTGAAGCAATGTAAGATTTTTGTTGCCGACGGTAAAAAGGCAATGGCCCATGTGTGCGAAGTATCGCTTATCCGCCGTCCAATGCCTGTCAAACGGCGTTGTGCGTTCGCTGTGCGAATAGCGGGCCACCGTCCACTCCTGCGGGTCTTCGCCGTCCCAAAATGCGTACAGGTTGCCGGGGGTAAAGCCGGGCATGGTGTAGCTGCCCTGCATAGCTGCGATTTCTTCGATGGTCATGATCTGGTCTAATTCTGCAAGTGATATTTCAGGGATGGCGGGGTGTTTGCCTTCATCTACATCTCGCCAAAAATCCCAACCTTCAGGCGTGTAATCAAATTCAAATGCGTCAATCAGAAAATCTTCCTTTTCATTTTTGCCTTCATACTGCGGCTGCCTCTCCCGCAACTGCGCAAGGCTGCGGTATGGTTCTGGTAGTTCGCTGATTTTCATGCCTTAATCGCAAGCGTGTCCTTTCCCGCTGTGTATCGTGCGCCCTCGATAAGTTCGCCGTCTTCGCTTACGGCCTGCGTGCCGAACTTCAGGTACATTTCAGCAGCCGCCTTGGCGCGTTCCTCGATGGCGGAAAGATTCGCCTTCGCTTCCGCCCATTGCTTAACGCCTTTGTAATCCCAGCGGCCAGCAGCGGCTTTCTTCTGCACCTCGACGCCCATGTATTTGAAAGTCTTCTCACCCCACTTGTCAGCCTCAGCCAGCGCGTTGTCCTTCAGTAGGTTCTTGAAGTCTTCAGCGGCCTTCGCAATGCGGTCGAATGCAATGTAAGCCGCAAGCGCGTCGATGTTGCCGCCCTCCCATGTCTGGTAAAGGCGGGTCAGTTCGTTCATGGCTGGCACTCCGTGTGCCAGCTCCTCAAGTTCGGTGTATGTTTGATTTTCCATAGGTGCAAGTTTACGAATCGTCATCGGTTAAGTCAAGCACCCTCCTGCGGAGCAAGTATCTCAATGTGGGCAGGACAGCCTTTTCGCCATGCGCCCAATCGGCCCATGTGTGCGAAATACTTCCTGCCTTCCGTCCAATGTCGGTCGAAAGGTGTGGTGCGCTCACTGTGGCTGTACCTTGCCACCGTCCACTCTTCCGGATCTTCTCCATCCCAAAATGCCACAAGGTCACCGATATCGAATCCGTCCTTGATGTAGGTTCCTGGCATGGCTCTGATTTCTTCAATCCTCATGTAAATCCAATCCTGCCTTATACACTTCAGACTCTCGCAGCCATTCCATTGCCTCATGCGCTGTCACCATCTGAATGAGGATGCCATCCAGATTGATAGAGTCATTGTGAATCTCCTGCCTTGCCTCCGGCTCATATCCAAATTCATCAATGATACCATCCCATGATTGTGCCTCTGAGATATTGTGATTGCGGATGTGAATGAAATAGTTTGGGTCAGTGTGTTCGCTCATGTGAAGATATGCGTATGGATAGACCGAATGCAATTCCTTCTGGCTTCCGATGATTATGAAGTGAATGTCCTTACTCATTGCTCAATCTTGATCATTCCCCACAGGATGGATATCTTCTTCTTCGATGTCTGAGGCTTGTCAGTGTTAGGCTTGTTAGGGTTAGCATCTGAAATCAATGGCCTTATCTTCTTCTCTTCCTGCATTCTGCGCAGCTTGTTGTTCATGCGAAGAATCCGGATTGCATCCTTCCGCGGATCATTGCTCATCACCTTGTAAATACCATAGCCGGTTGCAGGAATTGCCACTCCTGTCTCAATCCATCCTTTAATGTTATGTTGAAGATTGGCTTCCCTCAGTGTTTTTGACAACACAATGGATTGGCCATTATACATCTTGATGATCTCTTCATATTTGCGAATGGAAGTCTTATTGGTCCTCATCACTTGATTGCTATAATGTCTGATCCTGGAGTAAATGATGCACCTTCCAATACTTCGCCATCCTCAGATACAGCCTGAGAATTAAACTGCTGCATCTTGTACACTGCCTTGGCCTTTTCTTCAATAGCTGAAAGATTGGCCTTGGCCTCGGTCCATGCCTTAACTCCTTTGAAATCCCATCTGCCTGGTGCTGCCTTCTTCTCAACAGTATGGCCGAAATAGCTAAATGATTTTTCAGCCCATTTGTCAGCCTCCTGGATTGCTGATGGCTTGACGATTTCCTTCAGGCCGTCAATGTGCCGGCTCAGTCTGGTGAGAGTGATGTAGAATGCGAGTGCATCCATATTCCCATCGCTGTGAAATTTGTGCAGCTCATCAATCGCGTTATGGATTGGAATGCCGCTTGCGAATTCTTCAATCTGTGACATAGTGTTTAGATTAGGTCAGCAAATGTACATCTATCCGGCATCTTGTCATACCTTTCTACCACAATCGCACGGCATTATTACCGAATCACATTGTATTTTTACCGAGTCACAAGAATCTCGGAGAATATCATTACGCGATCAAGATTCACATTGTGTAGACTGCCATGATTGGCGCAATACTCTGCATTCGGTCTGCCATCCAATTCCCCTGCCATAGCCTGATATAGTCGCTCCTTCCATTCCCTGGTCGTTCGCGCATGGTAGACACCGGCTGATGGATGGTCCTTATATGGACCGAACTCGGAAGCAATGACCGGAATTGAATATGCTCCAGCTTCCTTAATCTTCAGATCGCTCTTGCAATTGTTGAAACCATTGCTGATGATTGGCGCAATTGCCACATCTATCTCGCTGTATCGGATTCCGTATTGCGATGGATGCACACCAGGCTTGAGTTTCATCCAATCAGGATGGCCAACAGGTGCTAACTCATATCCGATCGCTGTCCATTCCTTGTCGGATGGATCGTATCCGCACAGATGAAATTCGCTTCCTGTCTCTTCACAGAATTCCCTGACTGCCTGTGTCACAATCATCAGGTCATATCGGTGTGACCGGCTTCCAATGTAGCCTACTCGGAAGGTAGGTGATGGCTTACGATCTATATTCCATTGTAGGTCTGTCAGATTCAATGCATTCGGCACAACATAGGTGTTGCGATTAATCTTCAGCACTTCCTTGGCCAATCTGTCATTTTCGCAAATCACAGCATCGGCATTGAACAATGCCTTCTGAATCTTCGTAGACAGCTGCCTTGCTTCCCATTCATGGTAGGCAGGATTGTAGCGATTCAGCCGCCAATGGTCATCCATGTCCACGATGAATGGAATGCTCAGCTCATTGAGTATGCGGATCACCTGATCCTGTGGTTCGGCCAAAGTGCCATTCCAGATGACCAGGTCATATTTTGACAAGTCAGGCAATGGCCGGTATTGGCCTTTATCATCGCGCGGAGTCCAGACATCTATATCTGCGAATCCGCGCAACATCAGGTCATGTAGTGGCGTATATATCCGATGGTAGCTCACACCGGTCAGCCCATTCATTATTCCGAGTATCCTCAATTGTCAGTATAATTATAGTGAATCACGCCATCATCTACCATCTCTGCCTCAAGTTCGCCAATGACGCGAAGATATGGATGGAACTTACGGCAATACTCTTCTGCCTTCTGGAACGAGATGGCCTCAATCCTTGGACCGGCATAGGTCTTCAGATCGCCATCGAATAAGTCCTTGGCGATAAATTCGGTAAGGTATAGATTCATTCTAACTTGGTCTTGTAGTGTTCGGTGGTTTTGGCAGATGCATCCAATGAGTTACATCTCCGTGCAATTCGTTAGGGTGGTGTTCGTCATCGCATCCAATGTAACGCCATTCCAATTCCCCGTTTACTTCAACAAGAAATCCGGCTGACACACTTACACCGTCCGTCAGCAATACAACGTGACTTAAATCGGGGTTGTGCTTTTCGTTATCCTTAATCCAGTTATTCATTCCAGTTTTGATTTATAATGTTGGGTGATGCGCTCCATCATATGCTCATAGTACATCGTGAAGGATGCAAACGATTCATCATTCTGCTCCCAATTGCGATACAGCACAGCTCTCAGTCTTTGGCCTGGAGTCTTGCCGGTCAGCTCTTGGTCTGCCTTCAGTTCCTCCAATAGCTGCTGCTCCTCTTCATGGAAATGCTCCGGCTTGATGGCAAGATAGCACAGCTGCTGATTCATGGTGAGCAGTGCCGCTGCCTTGTCAGGTGACATCTCCTGAGTGCCAAAGGATACCTTCCAGGTCCGGTCCTTCCGGCTGACTATGCTTTCAACGATTGCCGGAAGTATGATCATCAATCAGCCAATTAAGGTATACCTGTGCTTTCCGCAGATCTTCAATCAATCCCTTCTTCTCGTAACGCCAAACATACTTGAGGATGTTCCCCTTGATGTAGCCCCGATATGCTTCCTGACTCATGCTTGCCTTGATGGCATCGATACATTCAACAGCACCTTTGTAATGGTCTGGATCGTGACTCATGACAGATTCATGGTTACAGTGATTTCCCCTTCATGCTCAATCACTTGCTTATCGCGCCATCCCTCATTGCACTTGAGATCGAAGATCAATCCGGTGGTATTGCCTTCGCCATTCAGCAGTGCAATCTTCTTCCGAGCAGTGATATCGGCCTTGATACTTTTTAATGTGTCGGAAAATTCTGGATATTCTTCATACTCCCATAGGCTTGTGGCCATCATTCCGAGAGAATGCGCGAATCCCTCCACTGTCGGCACAATGGGTTTTGGCACATTGGTGAGAGTGCCTTTATTATTCAGTGTACCCACAGTGTGAGATGCACATTTGTCAATGTATTCCAGGTAGGATTCAATCATCACTGTTGGGCTTTGAACCTTACGCGGTCGGCCTACCTTATTTTTTTCTTCGCTCATCTACGATTTGTCTTAGATAGTCTTTGGATAATGCTGTGCCAAAGTCTGCCTCATGGTGACAGACTCTGCATAGGGCAATGAGGTTGTCCGGAGTATCTCTGAATTTGCTACCTCCCATGCCTCTTGGCTGAATGTGATGGATGTCCACAGCCGATTGGCCGCACACTTCACAGGGAATGAAGTCATCCTTGCTCAGCCTCCGGTCCTGTAAATAAATCCTCAAGTGTGCTTTCATCGTGCTGCTCCTTCTGGAAGATGACCTCAATACTGAATTCCCCATTGTTATGCTCCTCTGGTCTGTCGGCATTGGTAGCTGTGTCAATGACCTTCATCTTGTATTTATCTACCCCTGCCTGGCGCAATATTCCTGCCACACTGAATGTGTGTGGTGGTTCGCACCGATCTGGCAGATAGAAATATCGGTGATCCTGATTCCATCTTGATGGCAATGTCTTCTTCCGCTCATATAGATCGCGATGAGGAAGGCTGATGATTATCCATCCACCTGGTTTGCAAATGCGCTGCCAATTCTGGATTGCCGTCACCGGATCGTCAAGATGCTCCAGGACGTGACTGGCATAAACATAATCAAATTGATTGTCTTGGAATGTCTCCATTGTAGTGGCATCGCACATATCCTTATCGTGATGGATGCAATCGGTCAGGCTGATGGTATCCGCTCCATCGTGTGTATCAATCCTGCCACAGCCGATGTCAATGCCTTGGCCCTTGATGTATTTCCGATAGAAGCCTTCCTTGACTCTGCGTTTATGCGCCTTCCTGGTCTCTGCCATGAGTAACAAAATTAGGGTAAATCTTCTGCAATCGGGATACACAATAGGCCATGTTGCTACTGTTGTAGATCGGCCACCAATTCTTGCCCTCGCTCACCACATTGGGGCAGTAAGGGGAAAGTTCCAATGCTCTTGGTAGATCGAATATCTCAGCCACAGCGAATGGGCTGCTCTGATTTCCAAAGTGAAATACTCCTCCGGCAATCTCATAGGCCATGTCAAGGAAATCCGAACATTGCACATGGATTGCATCAGGGCATAATCTCAGGAAATCCTGATACTCCTCATCTACTCCGATAAAGTGTACCATCATTCCCGATAGCATTTTCCACTTACTGAATTCGCCTGCTGCATTATTCCTGTAGCGAGATGATAGATTCACGGTGATGTAAGGTCTGCGATTAGACAGACGATGGAAATCATTGCCGAATAATTGACCAGGTCTCAGCTCCGGATAGACTGCCATTATCCATCTCCGGATATCGTATGCAGATAGATTGATGCGCTCTTCCCTGAATAGGTCCAGATTGTAATCTACCTCCTCGCCATTCCAAATCTCGCATTCAATGCCACAGTGTTGGACTAATGGCCGGAGCATATTGCACATTGCCTCATTCAGCATCACTCCTCCACCTGGATGGTGCAGACCGGTCGCATACTGTGCCGGTCGGTCCGGATTTAGATAGAGTTTGCCCGGTCCTTGGGCCGCAATGGTCGGTAAGATGTAGATGATGTCACCGGCATTGCCGCTGTGTAGGTAGGTCTTCATTGGTTGTATAGGTTTTCAAGATTACGCATGGCATCCACCCTACACGATGGGCAGGATGACAGCCGACGATTCAGCACCGTCCATGCCAATCTGTTGATGGTCGCATTCTCCTGGTCATCGAACGACCATGAAAGGTTTCGCTTGTAAGCCGTCCACTTGGGCAGGAGCTTGGAGAATTCTGCCTTCTGCTCTTCATTCATAGATACAAGGTCTTGCTGATGAATCGTGACAGGATTGGTGCGATGCCTGCGAAGATTGGATTGATTCCGAGTAACATCAATGCGATAAGCGACAGCCAGAATGACAGGCACTCAGGACAGCGGAACACATAGTATCCACCGAATACGCCATCAGGATTCATGGAATTATTCAGAGCGAATGGAACTACAGCACCGGCAATGGAGAGCAAGATTAGAAATATGTCAATGGTCATAGGTCTTGCAAAGTTAGAAAATGTAACTTGAAAATTGTGATTCAAATTTGCATGGGATGATTCCGGTCCGTCCATTGCGGTTCTTGCTGATGATAGTCTCAGCCTCCTCCACCAATGGCTTGTCATTGTCATAGTAGGCAGGACGGAAGGGAAAGATAACCCGATCTGCATCTTGCTCTATCGCTCCGGATTCGCGTAAGTCTGCAAGCCCTGGTCGCTTGTCTGTCCTGCTCTCGCTGTTCCTGTTCAATTGGCTGAGTGCGATGACAGTCACATTGGATTCACCGGCAATGAGTTTACATTGGCGAGAGATGTAAGCCACCTGTTGTTCACGAATAGCCCTGGCATCATGTGGATTGATGAGACCAAGGTAGTCAATCACCACCATGGATATCTGATGCTTCGATTTCATTATCTTTACCTTGGCCCTAATCTGGTCAATGGTCTGCCTCCTGGTATCGTCTATGTAGATTCCCATCCTTGCAATGTTATTCAGCCGCGCCATTGCCTCCAATTGTTCCTGAGATAGATTGGCTGTCCTGATGTATTCGCCATTGATGGAGTATTCTGCCGATAGGATCCTGTCCACGAGACCTTCTTTCGTCATTTCCAAGGAGAAGAATGCCACCTTGTTACCGGCCAATGAATGCCGGATGGATAGTGCTGTGGCCCAAGATGTTTTTCCCATACCTGGTCTTCCGGCCACCACCCAAAATTCACCTGGCACAAGACCACCGGTAAACTTATCCAATGTCTCCCATCCGGATGGCACACCCAATGTGCGAATACCTTCAGCCTTCCTCTTGGCGATGTCATTTACCCGGTCCACAGCCACCTTGTGAATGTGAACTCCATCGGTTCTATTGATGACTCCCAATTCATCCATCTTTCGCTGAGTATCTGCCATCAGTGTGAATGGGTCATTGTTGCTGTCCTGTGCTTTGTATTCCAATTCCTTCGCGATCTTGGCAAGATTTCGCTGAATGTACATCTGATGTAGCACCTTGATTTTGTATTCAATGGCACTATCGCTGACATACTTGGCCGCTATCTGTGCCGTGATGACAGGTTTGAATTGGAGCTTGCCCATCTTCAGCGATACGGTTAATAGGTCAATAGGTTCACCGGCATTCGATAGCTGCTGAATGCTCCGGAAGATTGCCATGGTTTCAATCTCCGTGAAGAATTCCTCTGTGCATTCTGTGATGTGGAGCTGTGCCTTGGCTGAGTTGATTAAGGTAGCCAATACCTCGTGTTCAAGTGTTAGGTCTTTCATGTCAGTGTAGCGTATTCGGTTGATGGTTTCTTCTGAAGATTCTCCGGCTTGAACCATACGGCAATCATCTTCTGTTTCCAATTCTTGACAGGCTTTCCATTACCGTCCTTCCATTGGTTGATGGAATAATATTCGAAAGCCTTGACTGCTGTATCCTGGCTGTAGCCTTTTTCTCTGAAGAAGTCTTTCACATCTTCAATAGATGGGAATGTGTTCTTCTTCTTTACATTCTCATTCTCATTATCACTTACACTATCATTATCATTATCGGCTTTTTTGGGTTTCTCAGAAAAGGCTTGGGTTTTTTGGCTTTCATTGGGTTTCTTAGGACGGCCACCGCTTTTCCCATTAACTCTTTGTCTTTCAACAAATTCCTGATATTTCTGTAAATCGCGTTTCAATGCAGTTTTTATTGCTTCAAAAGCCATGGTCAATACCAGATCATCCGTCTCAGGATTTTCGTCATTGACATAAGCGAAGATGTGTTTGATTAATCTGCCCGCATATTCATCAGGCAGCTTGTCGAAGAGACCACGTTGGTCACAATAGAGGAGAAATGATTTTTTACCTTGCGCCATAAAAGCAAAACGCTCCGACATTTCTCTGTGTGACACCATCCCCAAGGTTGGGATGCACAGATACTCTGCCGGAGCGTTTGTTTAAATCGTTAATCATAACCTTGTAATTCGGACCAGGTGTCAATTGGTTAGCTTCCGAACTTGGTACAAATATAGGTCAGCCCATGCACATTGCAAAGAACCATTCATTTTCCCTTGGCCGATACTTGGCATCGATTACCGATCCGGTTGGGAAGAAATCCATCAGGCCATTGCGGATCTCAAGCATCTTGGCCGCAAATCTCTTGTCCGTATCGATGAGGTCTTGCATCGTCTTCACTCCGTGAATGGCTGTACTATGGTCGCGCTCTGTATATTTCGCCATCTGTAGCCATGTGGCTTGGGTCAGGTCTGATGCAAAATAGTAGAACACCTGCCTTGGAATGACATATTCCTGGTATCGTCTTCGGCTTGTCGCAGCTTCCAATGGCACATTGAAGACTCCGGAAACGTATGTCCATATGCAGTCCAGAGACTCGCTGTAGACATCGTCTGTGTAGCCTATTCGCGGAGTGCCATCTCTGCGATGCTTCCGCTGTAGTGGAAATGTCATGGCTGCTTAGTGCTAAAGATGGATCGTCGGAAGAAATTGAATGCATCCATAATGATGGCAGCATAGTATACCACCATGAAGACAAAGAATGCGATGAGCATGATAAAGTATCTCATGACTCCATGTGCATTGCGGCAAGTGCTGCCACCTTCATGGCCTCGCGCATTACCTTGTTGACCTTGTAAGATTCAGACAGCCTGGCCAATGCTCTGTTCAGCTCCTGCTCTCCCTTGCCTTTCACATACTCCATGGCCTTCTGATATGCTTCATCTTTCGCATCAAGCCATGGCTTATTGTCATCGCTCTTGGCCGGTGCTGATGGTGGAAGGCTTGCCGCATTGGCATCGTCATCTTCATCAGCGACCATTCCGAGGATAGCAGCCATGGCGTATCTCCGGCCATAGGTGATAGCAGAACCATAGCCCTGCGGATCATTCTTCTGAGCCTTCAGATACAGGCTTCCGGAGATGTATTGACCGGATTCATGGACCAGGGTAGTCACGATGGATATGCCATCGCAGGCATTTTCAAAAGTCTGAGTGATGGCCAATCCATGCTTTTTCAGGACAGGCTTGGCTGTCTCTGCAATGCTCTGCAATGTGGCATACTTTGACCGGAAGTGTGGATTGTTTCCGTCTTTCGGTGCTGTCGGCATCTCGGCCTGTGCCTTCACAATAGCTGCGAAGATCTCTTTGGTTTCGGTTGAATGTATCATTTCGATTGAATTAGGTTTTGCTGAACCCATCCTGGAAAGCCTTCTAAATGATATTCCCAATTCTTTAACCGAGAATTCCACCTTGACTCCACTACGATGGCTGTGATTTTACTCCTTCCAAATGTAACCAATTGGCCGGATTGATAGCGCAATTGGCGCGGTCGGCAGATGAGATTGAAGAGTCTCATATTGTTGCCTCCTTCCGGTAAATTCGCTGATGGTGAATGACACGATTGTATATGTCATTGAATTCTTCTTCAGTGCATGGCTCTGCATTGGTCATTACTTGCATTGCCCATTTCACGGCATCGGGTCCAGACTCACAGCAGATCTTGGAAAGATGCATGGAAGGATAGTAGTAGACTGTCCAGGCACATTCATCAGACTGTACCCATACGGCTGATAAGCCATCGATTGATTTGAAATAGTTCATATGTTTTTAGGTTGAATTTTTGTTGCTTCGAAAAGTCTCTTGCGATATTGCACACTGATCACCGGCTTGTCATTATACTGAATAGCCAATCGATGCTCTGTTCTGATTCTCTGAATGCGAATGAATCGCATCCACCTTGTGAAGTCAGTCATTGGTCACCTCCTCAATTCTTGCCGATGCTGCATCGTAGTACATGAATCCATTGTCATCAATTGACAATTTATTCTCTTCGTGCTGTGGCTCTGTGATTGTGCCATCGGAGTGAAGGTAATCATTCCTCATGTGCATCCATTCTTTGGCCTGCTCAAGACTGAAGAATTCTTCTTCGTAGCCATAGCGACCTCCGCCCCATGGTTTGTTTCCACCCATCAGAGTAGAGAGCGATGAGATCTGATAGACTGTCGGTACGATTGAACGTACGATGTAGGTTTTTTGTGCTGTTTCCATGTAGCAAAGGTAGTATCAGGATTTATTCCCGCAATACCTTATGCACAAAATCTGTGGATTATGGCAGAATATTTACCGAATCATACCTTTTGATTACTCAAATAGGCAATCTGTTTCTGAGGATGAACCCAAATAGGAAGGCAACACCCACCAGATACCACAGCCACCATGGCCGGATACTCACCTTATTACTCACTATGGTCTTGACATAGCGGATGGTCGTATCCCGGCACTCTGCCTGGACGAAGATGCTGTCACCTGGTAGCCTTACCAATCGAATCCGCACACGATCGCGATCTATCTGGATAGTATCGTAGTAGCTGAGAGTCTGGAAGTCTACCAATGTATCGGTGATTGTGCGCTCTATTCGCACCGAATCCCACAGCTCCACTGTATCGCTCTTCCATCCACACTTGGCCACAGCCTTCCGGCACTGTCGTTCGGTGCTGCACCCGATTAGCAGCAGGGCGGATAGGATTAGGACGGTTCGCATGGTGTAGTTATAGATGAGTTACCTGCCATTTTCAACAAACGACACAGGTGGATTAAAACTATCCCTATAAATTGACTTGCCACACTTTAAACATTTATGTTCGTGCAATTTGCTACCCAATGTATTACCAGTTTTCACCCATTGAAGATGACCACAGAAAAAACGGCAGGTAACAAGGTATTGCCAAAAGCGTGGCAGAATTGCTACTATGAAAATTTTTGCTTTGTTCAACATTTGTATTTCAATTTAACTTTATCAAATATAATCCACGCCTTCGGCAATACCCGAAACGTTAGCCCTCATCCTTTCCCTTTCTTACGAGCTTTCCATAGCTCATGAATCGCGGCGCGGGCCGCTTCGATTGCCTCATCCTCCATGCCTTCCGGCACGTATATGGGTTTCTTGACGGCTGCCAGCGGCTCGAATTGCCGCCGCCGCCCGCCCTTGCGTTTATCTTTGCTCATGGCTGTCATAACGCAGGCAAAAGTACACCCTTTGCTGCGAATATGCAAATCAGTCTTTCCCGCCGCGCAGCGGTTCACGGCGCGGGCGCAACGGCGTTCGGTGCTGCACCCGATTAGCAGCAGGGCGGTCAGTAGGATTAGTATTCTCATGGCTTTTTATACTTACGGATGTCATCGCCAACATTGAACTTATTGCTGCTATCCATTGTGGTTTCCCATGTGCAACCTGCGCGGTAATGATATGTCGCAAATGATGGATTGTAAAGGTTTACAAATTTGTTACGCACAATATAATCGCCGTCACATTTGCACCCGCTTGTCATTGCCGGTGCGCTCACTCTGAATGTTGATTCCTGCCCTGTCTGTTTCACTGAGAGAGTGAAGGCAAGGAATTCGTATGGATTGTCAATAGATTCGGCCATCAATGATCTCTTTATTCTCTACGACAAATGTACCATCTTCATGGACTGTAACGTATGCGAATCCATGCTTCCACTTGGTGAAGGCATACGGCCTGTATTCCGGAGACAGTGAGCAGAGACAGCCTGTAGACCATACACCTACCTTGTCTCCGTTTAGATTGCCTTCGCTGTGATGGCTGCTCTGGTGGTAATGACCTACCAATGTGTTGGCTTTTGCTTTTAGAAAGAATCCTCTGGCCGGATTGACCGGAGAGAAGATAGCCTCTCCCATCTCATGGCCATGCAGGATGTTCAATTTCCCTGCCTTCACGATTGCCCGGTCTACTCGCTCAATCTTCAGCTCTTCAAATCCCAAGAGAACATGAAGTTCTAAGGCTGCGAGATTGCCGAATTCAGGAGCATTCTTGAGGATGTAATTGCGAAGCCGCTCCTCATGGTTTCCGAGTTTGTAAATTATCCTGGCATCAGGGAAAGCCTGTCTGAGCAATGTGAGAAACTCTTTGCCCATCTGCAATTCATCCACGATGGATGGCCGGTCTTGCTCCTTGTGAAACCTGCTGATATCGTAACAATCCAGAATGTCACCATTCAGCAACACAACATCTGGCTTTCGCTCCATGCCATAGTCGATGGCCACAGAGAGTGACTCCTGGTCATGGAAGGGAAGATGGATGTCGGATAGAATGAGAATCTCGCAGTCGCTCAATACAATCTGCGGCTCTTGCTTTGCCTGGTAGGCCCGTAATTTGGCCAGACCTTCTTGGATGGTAGATTTGTCTTGGTTCATAAAAGGTGATTGAAATTGCACAGGAGGCTTTTTATTACCCATGCTATTGGTCAGTGATTGCAGGAAGACTCTGGCTGCATTGATGGAATAGAATAGATCTGGCCTTCGCTCATGGAGAATCCGACCGGCTGTCCTCTTGGGCAGTCCTTCCAATTCGGAGGCAATGGTATTGAGATATGTTATTCGCAGCTGTCCGAGTTTCCAGGATGGAGTCATAGGCCAATCTCTTTGAGCCAATCCGATACTTTGAAGGAAGGACAGGCTTTCATCTTCGTGAAATCGTTGTGGCCTTTCACAGCAGCACCAGGATATTTCTTCAGATAGAGCCTGACCAATTCTTCCATTACCGACCGCTGCTTATCAGTCCTATTATCCACCGGTTTTCCGCTGTCATCCACACCGCCAATATAGCTGATGTGAATTGCTGTAGAGTTATGGCCGGCCACACCATTGCAGATCTGAGCATCTGTAGCCAGATTGTGCGCTGTGCCATCTTTGCCAATCAGCCAATGGTAGCCTGGTGATTTCCACTTGAGATGGTCCTTCCAATATCGCTGAATGCTATCCACCTTAGTATTCTGCGGAGTCGCTGTGCAATGGAGAATGATATTGTTAATTGCTCTCATCGGTGAAGACCTTAATCAGCTTCTGGAGGAGGTTGTAGATGCGCTTCCGGAGTGCCTGTAGGACAGCAGAGACAGCATCGAATTCCTCTTTCACATCGCGAAGATATGCATTGTGTGCATTGCTGATGGCAGAATATCCTTCCGCAATCAGTAGGATGGTGAGATATCCATTCACCAGGGCAGAAGCATCCTTGTCAATTGCCAGGAGGACAATGAAGACAATGATGGCCGGAATGAGAGACGCGAATTTCTCAGTCATTCCCTGCTTCAGCACCTTACTCCTGATACGCGATGGGTCAACCCGAAGCCACATCAGGATGGCAGTCAGGATATCCATGAGCATCACAGCGGATAGCCCATAAATCAGATTGATATCAATTCCCTTGGAACTTAAATAGACTGCCAATGGCGGAAATCCGATGTAAGGCAATGTCTTCAATTCTTGACTCATGTTTCCGGAAACTCTGCGCCTGTCTGATTTAACACCCATTCCACAATCGGCCCGAAATCGTATCCCCATGTCTCCATCTGATCAAC